GTGATACCACGACGACCCTGAACGTCACGGAGGAATGGTTCAACCATCGCCTTGAACTGCGCGCGAGTGAACGCGTCGTTGAATTCGAAGAGTGTGTACTTCGAAGCGGTAGCAATTGCCTTTTCAAGAACAATGAACAAACGACGAACGTTGATACGATCAAATGCGCTTGGTTTAGTTAGAAGAGTCTTATCACCAAACAGAATCGTTCCTTCACCAGGGAATGTTACGATTGGATTGATGCCTCTCTTGTAAAGCTGATCACGATCAGTCTTACCTGGATTATAATTCAACTTAACAACATTCTTAATCTGGCCGCGATTGTATCCAGCAGGTGACCACCAAGGATCGCGCTCGATATCAGTGCGAACCATTGTACCAGCGACGTCGCCGTTGCATGGAGTATTCACGAACAAGTCGCGATACTTATCGTACTGCTTTTTCCATCCAGAATCAAGTACAGCATAAGAAGTTGATGGTAGTGTATTGCGGAACGTTACGATATCATCAACTTCTGCGCCAGAGTATGATGAGTTGTTAACAACATCTGTCTGAAGCGGTGAAAGTACGGCAATACAATCTTTACGATACTCAGCGATGTTGTTGATGAGATGAATAGCAACAGTAGATGAAGAAGCACCACCAATAATCAGCGATACGTCAACTTCTTCTGCGTTTCTGAACATATTGTATCCATTGATATAATCTGCCGCACGAGGAGCTGCACCATCGCGACCATACACAAATGAATAGTTTAGATTTTTACTCTGAGTTCCTGCGCCGTAGTTAATCGAAGATGTGTTATAAGCTTTACCAGAATTTGTTACGCCGGTAATTGCTCCTGTGCACCAAACGTAACGAGAAATCTGATTGATATTAGAAACGTAATAGATTGCATTTCCAACATCATCCTTAGCACCGTTAGCCTTAGAAAGATTTGGTATAATTTCGAGGATCGTGTTTGCGATTCCTGTGAACATACCGTCTTCGTCGATAACTGCGAAGTGCATTTCGTCGTTAGTGCTTCCTGAACGAGCAATGCTAGAAGATGTTGCGGGTGCAGAAGGAACATAATCAAAGTATTCCCAGCGACGAGTTACTGTCTGACCAGTTACTGTGTTTCCTACATACTTGTTCTGGAGAGTGATAGAAGTCGCATTTGTAATTGCGCCTACCTTAACGATCGCACGATCTGGACCAGCGACAAGAATATCGCCAACTGATAGCTGATTGCTGAACTGTGTTCCAGAACCAGTCACAGTAACACTATTGTTTGTGAACGCAAGCGTACCTGTCAGTGTACTTTCGTATGCGTTAGCAGACAAACAGATAGAAACGCGAAGAGAATTTCCTAGTTCTCCAGGATACTTAGCAGCAAAACCACCGATTCCTGAGATACCTGTTCCATAGTTATTACGGAAATCATCGTCGTTCTTAATGATTGTGTTTTTTGTGTTTGCAGTGTTTACAATAGCGTTTCGACCACGTGATGTGTTCGACTGAGCAACTCCGCTTTCGTTGATTACGCGAACTGTATACAACGCATTACCATACGCAAGAAAGTTTGCAGCTGTGAAGAAATCAACAGCCGTATTTGAAATTGGGGTATTGAAATTTTTAACCAGTGTGTCTTCGGAATCGACTAGGACGCGCTGTCCCACGGGACCCCAACGGAAATGACCCGCAAACGCACCCGTTGTGGTGCTTACGGCAGGAATAATAGTTGTGAGATCAACCTCACTTACATTAACTCCTGGAGAAACTTGGAAACCCATCGGACTTATCTCCTTTATAAAACGAAGGTGTGCTTCGCGCCATGAATTCTTACTCGTTTTATTTATAAAAACAGCGCTTTTATCATAAAGCCATAGATTCGACCCCATCGTGGAACGGATCTTCCATTGACGACTGAGAACCACCGTCGTCAATGAATCCTACCGGTAATAAATCGTCGTGAACGTCTTTCATGGTCTCATTAGCTAGATTTCGACGAATATCGTTGTTGGTTAGATCCTTGAAATACGGCTGTGTAATTAGCCATCCAAACAAAACCAGCGTCATAGCTAAGTCGTCGTGACAACCTTCTTCCGCTTTGTAGGTATCTTTATCCTCGATGAAAGTCGTCAGCTCTTCGATAGTTTCGAAATCGTTTATCAGAAGTTTGTTGCTCTCAACGATAGTTTTCAGGTTCGAGCAGCCAATTTTCTTGACCGATTTAGTCGTACGGATACCAAAAGCAGAACGAGCACTGAATCCACCACCAACTTTGATGTTCTTGTTCTTAGTGAATGTGGCAATTACGTTTTCGTACTCGAGGTCCATGAACAACGAGTTAACAACCTGCTGACCGATGTTGTTCGTTTCGCCTAGCACATAGGCGTTGTTATAGAACTTACAGAAACGATATATCACATCAGGGAACATGAGCGGCGTTACGTCTCGACTTCGATACTTAGCCACCTGTTTGTATGGGAACTGCGTGACGTCGATAATCGAAAGCGCAGAATAGTCATTACCAACACCTTCAGAAACGTCGAACACGCCAATATAAGACTTATGAGGATGAGGCATTTCGTAAATGTCCAAACCCCACTTATCTTTCTGCGGAGTAGTCCACGCGAGCTCGCGAAGTTTCATAGGATGAATAAGCGTGCTCGATGAACCGATGAACTCGCACTCGAACTCCTGACGGAACTGCTCCTCGCTAGTGTTAGCGATAGTTTGTTTACGCCATTCATCGTCGCGACCAGGAACGTCTGACCAGTGAATCTCGATTGGCTTATACTCACTTCGAGCTTCTGTAGCATCAACCCACATCTTGAAGAAATGATTCATACCATTAGGCGTAGAAACGATAATGATCTTAGTTGTCTTACCAGATGAAATCGTAGGATACGTAGAAGCGAAGAACTGATCAGCTAGATTGCGCTGCACGAACGCGAACTCGTCAAGGAAAATTAGATTATAAGAACCACCGCGGATGGCGCTTGACGACGTAGCAGCCGCAACAACCTTTGAACCATTCTCAAGCTCGATGTTACCTTTGTTCCAAGTAATAACGCCTTGTTGAAGCCACTTTGGAAGATATTCGTAAGCAAGCTGGAGTTTAGCTAACAGATCGCGCGCGAGCGCTCCTTTGTTCGCGAGGATGGCTACGTTCTGCTGATCCGTAAATAGAATAAGCCACAAGATATAAGCAACCGATGTTGTAGACTTACCGACCTGACGAGGAAGCTTACAGATAGAAAAACGATTGTTCGCAAACGTATGCAGCATCTTCGCTTGGAAGTCCCACATACGGAATGGCATAAGACCATGGTCGACGTTGACAATCTTGATATAGTTACGAGCGAAGTATTCTACGTCTTTAGCACACTTGATATATTCATCGGCTTCGTGTTTGGTATACGAATGTACAACACCAACGGCTTTAAGATTAGGATTACCTAGATATGTTTTGACCGCCATTACTTTCTACCATTAATCAAAGCCTGTAGCTCAGCCGAGGTTCCCACGAAGATAGCATTTTCTGCTTGAATATTCTGAGCTGGAGCTTTTGGATCATCATTTTTCTTCAGATCTTTCAGCTTCTTCTGAATATCCAATAGATCTTTGTTGGCGTCTACCATTGTCTTGATAAGCTGTCCGACGACTTCAAACGCACGCGGGTGTTCAGATGTCTTTGCAACCATGAGCGCTTCCTCAAGTGCATCATTACCCTTGTGAATAATCTGATGGAGATTATTTCTAACCTTAGCAAAATCGTCATCAATGTCCGCATTAGGGTCTACCTCTATAGGTGCTAATGGTTGCACCATAGGTGCTGAACTAGGTAATCCTAGTGCATTTTCTACGCTCATTTCGAAATTCGTTTTTTCATTCATTGATCTTGTCCTGTCACTGGATTATACTTTCTTCCATCAGTGTAGAAAAAAGTATTTGAGCAGAAACCGTAATCATCTTCTGCGTCGATCTGATTATATGGTATAGATGCTGCGCTGTTTGTTGTGGGACTGCCGTTTGCGAGTAGACCTGGCGTAATGACGATACGTGAACTGCGACCAGTACGAGCAACGTCGTCGAGCGTGATCTTATTTCCTGAGTTAGCCGTAACGATACCAAAGTCGATTTGCGAGCGCTTGATAACACCCTGACGACGAGTTGGTCCGTAGAAATATGCTTTCACGGTAAAATCAAATGTATAGATCAGCGCACGACGATTTTCGAAATCACCTTCGTATGTGTCTTCAATAGACACGGTGTTCAGAACTGTAGGTACGTCTATTGTTATACCTGTTTGCGGCACGATACGAACATTGTTAGTCCATTCGGGTCCAAAGTAAGGCACAATCTGTTCGAGTATCTGCGCACCGTCGTCCGCGTTGCGCACGTATGCGTACAGATTGAACTGTAAATCGTACGGAACTGGCATATAGTTATAGTCCAGCTTATCTTCGTCGGTTGTAGTGACTTTGACGTTACGATTAGAACCTACAAGACGACGTTGTCCGTCGTAGTTAAGCGTGGTCATCTCGAACGCTAGACGAGGTAGCTGAATCGCAACTTGCTGATCTAGATTAGGATCTTGTGTCGTACGAACTAGGAACTTTTCCTTTGGACCATAAGCAAGAGGCACTGTTATCGCGCTTATGTTGTTACCATTAACGTCATATCGACGAATGACGATGTCATTAAACATGTTACCAAACATGATAACATACTTACGCAGCGACTGATGATAAAACTGTG